TCGTCCTCAACGCGGACCGCGCCGATTGTCATGAACGAATAAATCCGCCATGCAAAGCTGATTGACGGGTCTTCGGCGATTCGCGACGTTACATCACGGTCCACCATCAGACCAAGGGCCTTTCCGGTCATTGCAAAGCAATCAATGTCCGTACCGGGGGCGGTTGGGTGGTTCAACCGAGTGGAAACGATCCACTGGTAGCCCATCCAATTGTCGATGTACCCCATTTCCGCGAGGGCCTTGACGTACACGTAATCGCCGGACGTGGCTTCCGTCAGCTGCAGGAGCTTACGGGCCTGTACCGGGCCAATTACCATACACTTTGGCTCGTCGGGGTCGATATCGTTGTCGAGGAACTTCTCAGTTACCTGCGTCACGAGATCGAAGTTCAGGGAGGTATCGTAAACGTCGACGGTTACACCGAAGACCTTCTGCGCATCCGGGAAAGGATTCGCGACACCCAGCCCGTCAAGGGCTGTACCTGTTGCGGCGGCGATGATTTCATCGTCGTACGCTCGTTTCATGGCATAGCCTTGCGACTGTGCGAGATTCGAGTTGGGATCGATGATCATCTGTACGATGTCTTCTTGCTCGGTGGAATCACCGGTATCGTACGTTACTGGGACTGAAACCCTACGGCTCCACGGCCAGTCTTGAACTGGGGTGGGCTGCAGGCGTGTCGCCTTGACTTGCGCTTCCCGAGTGCCCAACCGTTCCCAGTTATGCTCCTCAGAATTGACGCCACGCTCCATAACCTTGCTACGGAGCCTAGATGGCCTCTGTTGCGCTAGGTGGCGAAGAATGCTTTCGTATGTGGATACAAAAACATTATCGACTGTATTAACCATTATTGGCTCCTACGCACGTTAAAAGAAAAGTGAACGCTTGGAGCTACCCGGTAATCCGGACCCTCAGCTTAGGGGAATCCGTCCCCTCAACCGGAGCGCCTCAGGACCCTTGCGAGCTACCCGTCGGCTTTCTCATTCCCGGGAGTATACCACATCCGATGGGGGTCTGTCAAGTATTTCTAAGTATCTTTCCCAGTTCGCCTCAATCAACTTACACCACTTCTCCTGCTCGGTGGCAGGTCTCTTGGGGTTTAGGCGACAGAAATCCGGCCTGTCCTCGTAGATTGAGCACAGGTTATCCTCGGTTAGGTGCTTGCAGGCCCCATCACCCCGGTCTAGCTCAGGGTGATTGAGGCCCGCCATTTTGCAACAGGCCCCGCAGGACCAGCACTTAAACGGCTCCGGCTGCTGCGGCACGGTTAAGGTCTACAACCCTCTGGACGTATTCCTTGTGCTGCGGATGGGCGGAATCCCAATAAGGACCTTTGAGGTCGCCCATGATTTCCGAAACCCGGGCTTTCGCCTCGGCAGGGGTAACACGGGTGGTGAACTCGTCCTTGTTGAAATTGATCCCTTCGGTACCGAGTTGCTCCCCAATGTTATGGAGCCACTTGAGGGTGGTGGCGTCCAATTTCCCTTCGGCCCCAAGCTCCATCAATTGAGCAGGCGCCTCGGTTCCTTTCAGGACAGCATCGACCTTCTGGACATTGTCCTCGTAGACAATACCCCACTCCTGCTTGAGTGCCCGTATGCCATCAGTGAAGGCCTGACTTGCAGCCTCCTGCTGGGCCACGGTAAACTCATGCATACCCGTAGCCAATGACATATACTGGCTCTTAGTCAGCCCGATTTCATGGGCAACAGCGGCAAAATCCGCCATCTTGGTTGCGTCGACCCCTTCCGGGTGGTCATACCCTGTTGCATCCTCCGGTCGCCCCATCTTGTTGAATAGGGTGTTCATGACATCCGGGTTATCCGGATCGGGGGTGGGTATAAGGGTAGGTACCTTAGTGGTCAGCTTCTCGTGAAAAGCTTTCCAAGCATCTTCCCCGGCTTCCGGACCCGGGACACGGATCGAGTTGCCGATATGAGACTGAGCGTCAAGGAATGACTGGGCAAGCCCACCTACATCCTTGATGTCAGCGAGGCCCTTGTGGTCCTTTAGCTCGTCGGAGAGACTATCCCTCCAATTCGGTTCGTCTGGCATTTTCTTTATACCTTATCATCTGGCGAATGTAGATCACAACATCGCGTTTGCCGCAGTTGTAGTTTGTCTTCGCGTCCGTTTCCCCGATTATCACGTCGGGGTTAAATTCCTCCTCAAGCGCTTCGAGAACCTTCACTCCTAATGGCGAAGTGAATAACTTGTGAAAGTTCCCGGCCTTCTTGTTGAGGGCCTCTATTGCAGCTTCTTTAGGCCGCTTGTTGTCCTCCGCCACCTGTTACCTCCTGTAGCGCGGCCTCGCCTTTAGCGAGTGCCTCATTGCCTTTGCCGATTTGTTCGTCTTCGACCCCTTGCTGCATCTTGGCCTGTGCGTCCTGCTTCTTCTTGCGCTCCTTCTTGATTTCCGCATCGGAATTCATGAGCTTCGCGGGGACACCTTCCAGTGAGCCAAGTTCTTTACCAATTGCATCCCAATTCGGGATGTCAAGAACCTCTGGTACAATTTCTCCGAGTTCGGCAAGCGAGGCGACCCAACGTGAGACACCTTGAGCGATATCTGCTCGCTGCGCTCGTACAAGCGGCCCTGTATAGATAATGTCAAGTTCGCCGTTACCTTCGTCCGTGATGGCTGCAGGGAGTTCACCAAACTGTCCGGCTCGATAAAGGATGTTAAAAGTCCTCTGTACGAGTGGGTCCAGATAATCCGATTGAAGTCGTCCAAGTGTAGGTCCCAGTAACCTTTGCATAAGTTCATAGCGCGTTTGTACCTCGGTCGCGGTCATTGCCGGACTTTCTTTTAACTCCAGCTGATCCACGTAAAAGATCGACCTGATGCTCTGCTTCAACTGCTCGCGCTGGAGTTGCGAGACATCGAAGCGCGCACCGGACTCGTAAGGTTCCATCGAGTCCATGGTGCGCACAACGGTCAGGCCAGCAGGTTCCAAGTCCAAGTCGGACAGTAGGCCCCGCTCTGTTACTTTTGTCGGAGGGTCGACTACCTTCTCTGTTGACTTAAGGATAAGTTCCACGAGTTGATTGATAGTCAGTATATCCGGAAGGGCTATCATTGCTGGGCCGTGGCCCCACATGGACTTGGAAGTCTTTCGCCAACGGGGGATAAAGGCAGGGTTCTCATAATACCCTCCCTCTTCCCCCAACTCGAAAGCGTCCTTATGCAGGACGTGTTTCATTCCCCATGGCCGCTCTTTGGGTGCGAGCGTTTTGGAGACATTAGCGTTCTTCTTGTCTTCCCGTGGGTATATGCACAGGATTACAGCGAGTTTCTTGTCCATGCTCTGGGCGTTACCTACTTGCTTCTGCATGGCCTCGGGTAATGCTTCTATCCCGAATTTGGTGGCAATCTGGTCAACCGTCCACATATACCTTCGGTAGCTCCGATTGGCCTGCCCGGTATGGTCTTGCTCAAACCACGTCTCTTCGACCGGGACGGATTGGAAGTTCAGCTTTTGGAACTTGCCGTTCTTCTCTTCGACCTCTTCGATAATCATCGAGGTACCGTATGATACCAAGTCGATATATGTCTCGTTGGCCTCCAGATTGAAATTGGAGTCCTGCAGCCCCAAGAAGCACTTGTGGGCGGCTGCTTCAAGCCACGCTCGAGATTCCTTATCGTCGTTCAGGACTTCGGAACGAAAGGCCAACTCGAACCAACGAATAGCGGGGCTAGTAAGAGAGCCGTGTATACTAGCAGCAAGAGTACCAGCAGCGTCAACCGCAGTCGAGTCGAAGATTTCACGGTTGTCTCTCCACGTGACAGCATGTTCCGACGATATGTCGCGGAAGAAGTCACCACGGAATGGTACAACCAGCTTGTTGATAACGTCCCACACGTCTTCAACGGTCTTCCGTTGTGACACGAGGGTATCAAATCGTTTTACAATGTCTTTACCGTCCATTTCTTAGGCTTCCGTCGTCGTTGAACATCCAAGGGTATATATCCATTGCACTCTGGCGACGTGATTTAGCTGATTTTCCGATCGACCTCT